CGATTACTATGTAAGGTGGCTGACCTGTGCCCGACATAGAATGGTTGGCTGTCTCTCCGATGTATTCAGGCTGAAACACAATACGCTTGCCATACTTTTCTTTTAGATAATCTAGGAAGCCAGCATTACAGGTACTTCTAACAATAAACATCTTTGCTTCGGTGTCGCGAATAACAGCCTCGACTTCTGAACAATCTAGCTCATCTCCGACTAGAGGTGTCGGGACACAAACGAATACGAAGTCGCACCCGCTTAAATCGTCTTTCGGACCAGCGTATTTGTCATAGATTTTAGCTTGAGGAAACGCGCTCGCGGTATGTTTACCGACAACTCCATAACCAGCAACTCCGACACTAAACATTTTCTTCCTTTTCCTGTTTTCTACTTATTCTGACCATGTTCATTGTAGCAAACTAATCCCAGCTGTTTTCGCGTCTAATCCTCAACGACCAGTTGCCTTGCGAATAATCTTTGTTCTGAACTTTGCTCTCAAACAGCCTCTGGTTCTTGGCGAAACTTACAGCATTCTTCTGCTCGTAGCCTGACTTTAGGGTTGAGCTGTTTTCGTGATGAACCTTGGCGTCTATGTAGTTGGTGATGAAACCGACTTTGTGTATTCTGCGCTGGTAATCGTCATCATCGAAATAGGTCGGGTATAAGCGCTCATCAAAAAGCCCGACTTCTTCTACTAGCTTTTGACCTAGCACTACGGCTGACCAATTAGGTTCGATGTTTAGGAAGTTGAGTGTTGCAGGATCTGCGTCTTTGGCAATCTTTTCTAAAGCACCCGCCTCGAACCATGCGTCATCATTGACCAATAACCAGTATGGTGCGTGAGGCGTAGACTTTACAATCAAGTTCATCGCGCCAACAAAGCCTAGATTGTAAGGGACTTCTATGTGCCAAAGATTTTCTACCAGATCTGGCTTCTTAGGTTGCCAAGACTTAGTGCCAGAATTATTTACAATCACCAAGTGTTCGACTGGGTAATCTATTGAATCCAGTAGCCTCTCTGCTAAGTCAAAGCGCTTGAGTGTCGCGAAGCCAACAACTGGAATCATGCTAGTAATTTGCCGAGGGTAGGTAGCCAATACTTCTTCCAGACAGCTTCTACATCAAAGTCTTTAGCGAACTCAATAGCTACTTTAGATTTCTCGCGATCTTCCGCGTAAGCCAGTTCTAAGGCATTTACTATTGAGGGAATGTTCGGCGTCTGCCACCAAGCGTTCTGACCGCTGTCCCAAGCTGGCGTCCCATCAACTAGCCAACTGTCTTCCGCTAGTAAATCTGGGGTCGCAGCCCAGTTAGATCCGATTACCCTAGTGCCACAGGCTTGCGCTTCCATTGTCGGTACACCGAAACCCTCGCCGTAAGAAGTAGCTAACATTACATCGAAAGCAGTATAGAAAGCTGCTAGGTCGGAATGAAGTAAACCGAAACGGTAATCATTTACATCAGGAAAGCAAACCGCAGCTTCTGGTATACCCAAGCTACCAAGAAGACTAGGTAAGTTCCATCCGCCAGCTCTGCCCACAGGATCTGTGTGTAAATACAGAACTGCGTCAGGGTGTTTCTTTTGGAAGATTGAGAAAGCCATAATGTTTTCGCTGAAAGCTTTGCGATGTACCATTCCGCTGGCTTTGTTAGCTGCGACCATACCGACAACGAACTTATCTTTACTACCGATTAGATCTCTAGCGTTCGAGCCATTAGAGAGCTTGTAAGTTGGTTTCATAACTTTCGTGTCAATAGCGTGCGGTATGTATTCGCAATCTATGCCAAGAGCTTCCATTTGCCTTACGCCATTGGGTGCCATAGCAATCGGTGTTACATTCGGTTTACGCAAAAAATCTTCGACTTGCTTTGGCATTGTTAGGTGGTCGAGCGGTGTCCACGCTGCGATTTTACGAAGCTTGTCGTACTGCGGGGACTTCATTACCCAAACATCGTAAAGACTTATGAACAAATCATTGAGGTTCGGATACTGGGAAATAAACATTTTGTGGTCATTCGGGGCAACATCGTTGCTGTAAAGATCTAATCCACGAGGGAAGTGTTTTACTTTGCCGTATGGCGTGTGTATTTTGCCAATAATTCCCTCTAGTCCGTAGTTAGACAACATCGCAACATCAGCGCCATCGCGTACTAAGCGATCGACTAGAAGTTTTACTTGCTGTCCGTAGCCAGTCGGGGAATCATAGGAATTAGACCAGACACTAATCGCGCCTGATAATGGTTTCTCTTTTTTAGTCATACCACCACAATAGCAAAATCCCCACCGATAGCAACTACCGATGGGGATCTGCCTACAACTTGGGTTTAGCTTGCGCCACCCTTGAAGTACTTGATGTGTCCTGCGTGAGTCAGGTTTCCATCTACGCGCATTGTTACGCGGAAAGTGGTTACATCTTGGTTGAATGCGTAGTCCGCAGACTGAGCAACCTGAATGCCGCCAGCCATACGAACCTTGTAGCTAGGTAGGTGTCCGAACAACACCGATCCAACAACAGCGGTTCCCGCAGCAGGTAGCGCAGGGTTCTCGGAAATTGGGAAACCAGCGAATGTGTCTGGCTGACCAACGCCAACCTGATACAAGTAGTTTCCAGCGGTGTCCTTGAGCTTGCGAATCGCACCAACAGAAGCAGAGTTAGCCATGTAAGCAACTCCCGGCAATCTGCGAGCAGCGCCGTCTAGTGAGTAAGCAAGGTCAATTAGGTTGTCAGCGGTGAATCCACCAGTAACACCAGTTCCGCCTGTGATACCAGAACCAGCAACAGTTCTTACACCAGTCGGCATTACAGTTCCAGTTCCGTTGGTTAGACCATCGTTAACTGAGTATCCGATTGCGTTTCCAGCCTGCTCTGCGATTAGACCAGAAATGTCGAAACCAGCATCAGCAATTAGCTCGTTGGCTACTGGTACCAAGAATGAATACTTGTATGCGCCTAGAGTAATTGAGCTGAAAGTTGGCTCGGAATCAGCAATAGCTGAACCAGCACCCTTGATAGTTGCGGTTGAGTAAGCAGTCAGAGTTGGAATGGTTAGGTTCTCACCAGAGGTTGTGTTGATAATCTGTGAGGTTTCTAGCATTGGACCAACTAGACGAGCTACCTGAAATACCTCATCGTAGAACGACTTCGGTACTGTGTTGTCAGACGGTACTAGAGTACGCTTTGAGAAATCAAATGAGCGTAGTTCGCCGCCAGCGATCTGACGAAGAATGTCTGCGTCTGATCTTGACTCGGTGGCAGGAACAAACTCGCGACCTGCGTCAGCAGCTGCGGTCATTCTTTCCTCGTTGCGTGTAGCAACTCCGATGGCTTCTTCAGCTGAACGAATGTCAGCCTCGATCTTTTCAATCTTCGATACTTCTTCAGCTAGTAGTCCGCGCTTTTCAGCTTCGGCGAAGTCTGTTACTTCACGGATCTGGCTGACCAAGTTTGCTCGAAGTTCTTGCTGTGCCTTGATAAAGGACATTGTGATACTCCTATTGGTTAGTTGATTATTTTTTTGATACCGCGCTAACGCTGGCTACCTCGGCAGAGCTAACTCACTTCCGATGATTATTACTTTACCAGATAACTGGCTACTCGTCTTCCCAAGGATCGTATTTCTTTGCTGGGAGATCTAACCCAGTCCCAGAGTAATCGGCACTAAATCCGATTGTGCTGGACATTTCTACTTCGCGTAGTTCTAATTGTTCATTTGGTTCGGGACACCGATGGCGCTTGACCCATTTGGCGTAGAGGGTTGTTGCTTCATCACCCTCGGCTAAGAAAGAAGATCCGCATGAGCAGATCTCCTTTACTCTCATTTCTTCGGTCCGACCCTTTCAAGAATCACATAGAAGCAACCCGCAATTAGGGCAACCCCAAGCGCGTATCCGACAGGCTGGTCGCGCTCTACGACCCACATTACCATCGCAAATAGTAGTAGCCCGATAATCCAAAGTAGTGCGTCTTGTAGCTTTCTCATTATGCCACCACCTTATCTTTGATGCGCTCTAGACATCTTTCGCAATTATTTTTGTTGTCTGCGTAAGTCGCTAGGTCTAATTCTCCGTAGGTGTAAATCTTGGTTCCTGCGGTTCTAGATCCGCATCGAACTGTCAGAATCTTCCTGTCATTTCCTAGATCTATTTCTCTACCGATGTGAACCTTAACTCCGCGTCCTACGAAAGCCTTTAGGTAATTAGTTTTCATTTCTTGTCCTTATCTCGTTTACCAGCCTTTTGGCTATGTATCAAACCTATCTGGTTTCTAGCCGTTTCGCTACTTTTGACCGCGTTTTGTATAAAGATTTGATAACGGAAATGTGGCTATTTTAGACTCGGTAGGGTAATCCCCTTACTGGAAGCCTCAAAAGCCCTGTACGAGCCTCACAGCGCTTCTGGTGGCATGGTCTGGGTAAAGGGAAACCCCAGCTAGGAAAGAGAGTGAAACCTAGCTGGGGCAACGCGTGATTAGCGCTTTTCAGCGACCCCTACGACACGCGTTTCTTTTGTCTCGCCAGATTGTGAGTTATTATTGGCGCTACTTTGCGCCTCTCCACTAATCAGCTTGACGATTGCTTCAGCCCACTCATCTGCGAACTGAACAACTACACCTGTGTCTGGGTTGCCAGCGGTGTTTAGAATCGTGTCCTTTATTTCTTTCTTGGTAGCCATTACATCTCCATCAGTTTAAGTTTGAGTTTCTTGAGATCTAGCATTCCGAGATCCCCAGCGTCTTCAGCAATTACTTCTGAAATCTGTTCTGGTTTCGGTGCTAGTTCACTAATTGCTGTGCGTAGCAATTCGGCTGCTTCAGGAGTTAGATCCTTGCCTTCCTCTAGAAGCAACATTGCGTCAGCCAGTTCATCTACATCGAGTGAAGCCCTTTCCGCCAAAGCTGCGAGTCCGCGAACCGATGTGGTTCCAGCAGTCGAGGTATAAGCAGGGAAAGCCACAATCGAAACTTCGTGAAGACGGACAGACTTTAGAGTTCGCTCTGTTCCCTCTTGGTTCCAAGTATCTCCGCCAGCAGGAACACTAAATCCAAAAGACATAGAATCTACATCTCCGCGCTTTAGTAGCACCGCAGCATCGCGTCCGCTAGTCGTATTCGGTAGCGTTGCCGATACCCTTAGACCTTTGTCATCTTCTACGAGCTTTAGAGTCCCAGCGCGGGTAGATCCTAGAACTGCGCTAGTGTCGTGGTTCCAGAGCAACTTGATGTCATTACGAGCTTGCTTTAGGCTGCGGTTGAAAGCACCGCGCTTGATACGCTCAATAAATGGTAGTGGCTCACTTGGGGAATCGAAGATTGCTGCGTATCCCTCAAAGGTCATACCAGCTTCGTCTTCGCGAATCTCAAATTCAGAGACGCTAATTCTTTGTTCTACTTTTGCCATGCTTTCACTTTCTACGCTAATTTTTGCGCGATTTTCTTCTTCCAGTTTAGTCTTCACTCGGTTGGCGTAATCTAATGCTCTTTGCGCGGATCTTTTACTCGGACCAGATCCCCAAAGCAAATGAGCAACTACGCCAGCGCTTGGGTAATCCTCGTTGCTTGGGTTCGCTGCTGGCGCGTCTAGGTCTGATGTGTGTCGCGCGATCCAAGCCCCCATTCGCACCCACTTATCAGCCGTAACATTACCCGCAGCCATAGCGCGAGCCTCACGAATAGTTGAGTCCACTAAACCGTCTCCGCCTAAACCTTGCTCGTAGTAGCGCAAGCCCTGTCTGGCTGCTGCTCTCATGAAAGCTGGTGGGGTTAGGTTTACTGCGCGATCTTCTAAGTCGGTGGATCTAGTTAGAGGCTGTATTTTGGTAAGCGTGGAGAATCGGTGTCCGACTAAGGTTTCGGTTTCGTTCCATTCGCCATCTGCCTCACGATAGATCCGTATTAGAGCAGCAGGATCTTCTGGTGTCGCGTTGATAGAGAAACTACTGTCAGGGATACCAAGTGTTCCCTCGCGCATAATGTATTCGATACGCCCACGAGCGCGTCCACCTGATGAGTTCCAAGAAACGAAGTCTCCCTCGGATAGAGCGTTGGGTTCAGCCCTGTCTTCTTCTAGCGCATCTTCAATTAGATTTTCTTCTAAATCCATTGGCTCATTCGGGTCAATCATGCTTTCTGGTTCTTCAGGATCTTCTTCCATTGTGTCGGCTTCGTAGGCAATCATCTCTGGTTTCTGAATACGCTTTAGCTTTAGTATGTTCAGAATCATCAGCTTGTCTTCTGGTGAGAACACCATGTTTTCTTCCTCGAACACGCGCAATACGGCATACTCACCGCTGACCTCTACGACCTGCGCGAGTATTGTTGGGTCTTCAACATTCCAGCTAACATAGTCGCCAATTTTTAGCTGACCGACTGCTGCGCGCTCTCCCTCAAATGGCTCATCGGTGCTTAGGCTTATTGCTACCGCTTGTTTGATTGCTGATGTCTTAGTGGTGTGGCAGCCGTAAAAGCCATCTCCGCCATCAACGACAGCCCAGCCATCACACTCTGCGTTTTTGCCAGTTATGTAGTAAGGCATTAGTCTTGCTTCACCGCCAATACATGAACTCGTAATTCATTCGGGTCGCTCATTGCGTATAGATCGTCATTCGGCGTTAGCCAAAGTTCGATGGTTTCACCAGAATCCATGTGGTATCCGTTAGTCAGCGTAAGCGTGTCGTTTCCTATGAACACATACGCGTTGCTGCTCTTAGTTGCGTTGTGAAGTTTGACGAACTGTGGCTGTGTGCTGGCGCTAACAATCTTTTGCCTAGTCGTATTTGACAGAGTGAATTGAGCTGTCTCAATCGGCATTAGTCCACCTCGTAAGTGCTTAGGGGATCTGTTGGGTCTAGTTGCGCCAGCGCTTGTAGCTGTGTGCTTGGGACTCCTGTGTGCGTAATTGTCGGTAGTCCTAGCGCGTTGAGAACCTGCGCTGGATCGAATCCAGAGATAACTAGCTTCTGTGCCATGCTGACTTTCTTGTCTGTTCCTGTTAGCGCAGCATCTTCTACATTCACATTGGCTAGTGGCACTCGAACTGTGTTGGCGCTTGGGTTGTCTATTGCCTGAAGATCCTCAAGTCTACGAACATCGTTGATAGTTAGGAATCCAGACTGAAGCCCGATGCTGTAAGCAGACATACGCGAGTTTATGTCAGCGCGGAGTAATCCGTCTATGTTAAACCGCAAGAAAGCATTTTGCCCATTAGGACTTAGCGCTAGTAGCGGAGATAGTGCGTTCTCAATCTTAGAAATGATTGGTCGTAGTCCGTGTGTAACCCAAGCCAAGTTGTTCTGCTCTACCGAAGCGTAGGAGTTAGTTCCCGAAAGTCCTAGTAGGTGCGGTGGGACATTGAAAGCACGAGCGACATCTTCTACTGCCATACGGCGCGAGTCTAAGAACTGCGCCTGATCGTTCGGAACATTTGTTGGTCGGTAAGTTGCCCCGCCAGATAGAACACCAGTCTTGTGAGACTTCCTTAGTCCCTTGTGCTTAGAATCGAAAGCTGCTGCGAGCGACTGCGACTGTTCGTAAGTTAAATCGTGCGGGTATTCGATAATTCCGCTGGTAGTTGCGCCATGACCGAAGAATCTAGCTGCGTAAGTTTCGAGCGCTTTAGCCAAGCCAAAATTATCTTTTAGCGCATCTACTCTGCTAACTCCGCGTAGGTTTCCTGGTCTCACGACATCTGGAATAAAGATTACTTCTTCGGTAGTTAGTGGTTTGTTCTCACCTTGAACATTGAACATCAACCGACCTAGTCCGTTGCGCTTTACTTCGACTGTCTGTGGGTTCAAGACAACTAGGTTTACAATCTGATTGTTCTGTGTGTAAACACGAATAAAGGCATTTCCGTCTAGAAGCAGAGAGACAATAATAGATCCGTAGAAAGCTTCTTTTGTTGTATCTACATCAGGCTTTAGCACCCAAGCTGGTCTAGGTCTAAGCGCTCGGCGCTCGCCACCCTCGCGAACATACGCGTCTAGCGGGAGAGTCGAAATTGTGTCGCTGATAAGACTAATTGCCGAGAAGATCGGGTTGATGTGGAAAGCGGTTTCGCTGTTGATTAGTGGTCCAGCTTGAGAGCCTAAATCAAAGTCATCTCCCGAACCCCAAATGGTCTGGTAAGAGATTGCTCTCTTTTCAAATAGATTTCCAAGCATTACTTCTTCTCCAAACTAATTCCGAATACAATCGCCAGAGAACCAGCCACGACTAATCCTGCGGGTAGAAACACCAAGCCCACTCCGAGTGAAACTAGGACTGCCCCAATAATCTGTATCGAACTTGCCATTCTTATTCCTAAATAAAGAACTGCGGGATTGCTGGCAGTTCTTCTTTCTCGTGAGTTGTTAGCGCTCTGTCTAGAGCTATAATACCAGCTACCGCTGCGTCAATCCTACGCAAGCTGTGTCTGTGTTCTTTTACAATTCTCGGACCGTAGTTGTCAATCTTTACCGCTGCGTTGCTAAGGTGTCTTGTTAGTAAAGGATTGCCGTCGTGTTCTAGTTTACCCTCGGTAACATTCTCGTAGAACTTTTGACAAGCTGGCACCATACGCCTAACTGATGTGCTGGGCCATTCAACAATCGGTACACCCTTTTCTTGAAGCACCGCCATAGATCTTTGCCAGCGGAAAGGGTCGCACGCCACTTCCCTAGTCTTTGGGTAATTCTGAATAAACTTCAGTATTTCGTTTTCAACATCAAGCGTATCCACGCGCCAATCATCAGTATCTTCTGGCTGCTTTTCCCACGCCTTGACCAAAAACAGATACGGCTTTTCAGTTTCGTCTTTCGGTATTTGGCAGCCTACGATGACTGTACAGTCTTGGTTGAAAGATCCGTCAAAGCCTAGTATGTATTCAGCTTCGGGGTCTAGCTCTTTGCTGACAGCTAACGGCAACCAGCTGTCCGTTGGTAGCCAAGCGTTTTGAGAGCTTACCCATTGGTTACAGCGCTTAGTTCTAAATTCAGCTTCGGGCGTCCGCCGAGCCATAGCTACAAAATCTTCCTCGGCGTTCAGATCCCCAAATGCTGGATTAGCTTCGGACCATGTTTTTGGATCTTGGTATGGCGCTTCCGCTGGCGCTTCCCACCAAGCCATAAAGAAACTGGGATCTTCGATTTCTTTCCGCGCTACGCGCTGCCCATACTGATACAAGCTGTAAGCAGTAGAATCTTGCCCAGTGCTATCAGTCTTTACCCCAGCAGTAGTAATCGAGAGCAACATCGGTTCACGCCTAGCACCCATACCCAGCGCCATAACATCAAACAGTTCGCGGTTAGGCGTGGCGTGAAGCTCGTCAAATACCACGAAAGTTGGGGACAGTCCCTCTTTAGAGAAAGCTTCCGCAGATAGAACTCGGTAAATAGATCCTGTGCTTACTACCTCTATCGCATCTCGGTAAAGCTTTGTCATTTCCATTAGGTCAGGATTATTTTCTACCATGCGCTTTGCGTCAGAGAACACGATACGAGCCTGTTCCTTTTCCGCAGCACAACTGTAAACTTCGCCACCATTATCCCCAAGGTATAGCGACCATAGTGCTAGTGAAGATCCGAGAGCGCTCTTGCCATTTTTACGCGGCATTCCGACCAAGGCTGTTCGATGAAGTAGTTTCCCATCTTCGTCTTCCGCAAATAGATCTCTGATAAGTTCGCGTTGCCAATCTCTAAGGACTAGGGAATTACCTGCTCTACCAGCAATCGTGTCTTTGGTTTGTAGTCCGTATTCTTCTACGAAAGCCATAATCTGTTCAGCTCGGCTTGACTCATAATCGAATCTGCTTACTGGGGTAATCCAGCGCGGTGGATAACTACTCATTACGCATATTTCTTAGCTCGGCAATTTTGCTCAACTTCTTTACTTCCGCCACACCAAGACGCGATCTATCAGCAGGAG